TAGAACCGCTAACCTATTTTCCCTTTCTTTATTCTAAATTTCAGAAAGGAGTGGTGTTTTTCAGCCCAGCATTTTAGGCAATCAGAGGAAGAGACAGACCGGGGTTCCTGCAAAACCAGAACTGAAAGGGAACATATAGAGTAGTTGCCTCAGCCTTCTCGAGGGCAGTACCAGTAAGAGCGAAGGTATTGCCGACCATATTATCATAACCTATCTGGTGCCCGGGCTCTTGGGTAAGCTCGTTCCAGATATTCAGCCAATCACCATAGTGTTTGTCGCATAGATGATTGAATATTATACCTTTGGTTTCCCAAAGGATTAGACTATATCTTAAGCCTTTTATAAATAAAAGACCCATTACCATTTAGTCGTTGAACCTTCCCCATTTTCTATTATTAGAGGTTAGGGGCTTGGCTGCGGATTGCCCATTTCAGAAGATTTTTAAAAATTTCTTCATCCGTGGAATTTTTACCATACCGGAGTTCTACTCTCCGCCACATACTACTTTCGAGGTATGCTTGGTATCCTGGAACGGTTTTAGGGGGTTCCCGCAATTTGGCAATGTTGCACAGTTGTTACCAACTATACTAACGTGTGTAAATCCTTTTTTTGGCAGTGGTCTATTGCCAGGAAGACGATTACTAAAGGGTTTTGTGTTTAGGATTCTTCGTCTTAGAACCTAAATCCTCACGTTTTTCAGCACCGACAGTTAATGCGCTGACCACCGATCTCGATCTCGACGTTACGGATGAGAATGTGTCCGATGTAGTTGACCCAACGAAAGCAGAAAGATTTATCAGCAGTGGTAGCAGTGGGGCATTCAACAAGGGGAAGAGTAACCTGAAGGTAGACACGGTTAATCAAATCACCATTACGAGAAATGGTGCAAGTAACACGTTTGCCAAAATCAGCGGTACCGTTAAAAGTTTGCTCAATAGATTCAATAGAAAAGTTAGTGTGGCGGCGATAGACAACCTTAAAGAAAGTGATTTGGGGATTTCCAGTAAGGTAGACATCCTGTGCGCCATAGGCGACGAGTTGCATAAGTCCTCCAGACATTTATAATCTTAACAAAGAAAAAAATTTTTTCAGAAACGCATTTAATTTCGGAAAAAATAATTGATAATCTCTAAAGCTTAAAGGTAAGTAGAACATAGAATTTTCATACCTTTTTTATAAATTTTTCACAGATTATTCATTTATTATTATTTATTTCACAATAATTATTGTAAAATTTTTAGGAATGATTCTATTTTCCCAATAATTCCTTACGTATTAATTTTTTAATATATTCATTTTGTTCCGTTTCTCCAAAACTCATATATTTCTTAATTTTACTCTCATTTTGACATATCATCAAAAAAACGCGGAAGTAATCCCCCAATATCTTCAGTAAAACTTCGCCCCAATATGTATCATCCTTTTCCACCTCATTTATCTTCATTGTCCCCCCACTATTCTGCAAAAATTCCACCAATTCCGCCTTTGGTAATCCATACACATTTAAATATGCCTGCACTTGTAGCCACTCATACTCCCTGACTTCATCAAATAATTTATAAATTCTATTCTTTATTTCAATCACAGTCCCATCCATTTTCATCCCATCTAATCTACTAATAATCCATAATTCGGTGCCATCAATTGTTATAATTTTCTTACTACGTTGATCTATATTCGTAATCACTTCCACATTATATTTCTCTCTGTAGAAATCTAGTGCATTAATTTCCCGGATTGTCCCAAATCTCTTATTTGTATACCCTTCCACAATCTTTCTAACCTCCTTCTTATCTTCTTCCCTTAATCCATTTGAGGTTTCCAATGTTTTTATTAAAACCTCGCGATCTTTTTGCATCATATCAGGGGATTTATTATTATTACAAATTGTATCGATATCACTTAATAATTTCTTATTCTCAATTTTCTCGCCTATTTTCTGTATCTTTTCACTATCTCCAACTGTTTTCCCAACTTTATAGTATTTCTCATAAAGGGAATTGAATATACGACTTGCTGGAATATGTGGATTCTTTCCAATAAATGCTGCTAAATTGCTGCTATATAAAAATATTTTTTTAGTCATTATAAATTCTTATATATTGTTATATATTATTCTCTTTATTATCTAAATTATTATCTAAATTATCTTCAATAAATTTTTTTAAGTAATCATCTAAAAATACTTCCGTTTTTAGATTTGCATTACTTTTCTTAAATTCAAATTTTCCCGCTTCCAACATTTTTACACTCCACCCAGATTTTAATGCATTATATATGAATATCATTTTCTGAAACTCTAATATTTCAATATTTTCATCCATTTTAATAATTATCTAAATTTTTTAATAAAAACTAACTTAAAAAAAAATCAATATGATTAATTATGTTTAAACAAAAAAATAAAAAGATTATTCAATGTGATTCCAGAATTACTCTCGATGCTAAACATAATGAAATTATAAAAAACTTTAAAGATGAACAAAAAAATATTAAAAAATATTATCAAGAACTAAAAATTGAACAAGAAAAATTAAAGAATCTACAAACAAATGATAATATTTTAATCAATCCATCTGAATTAACAATAATATTTGATATTCAAAATCGGATTGATGAAATAAAAAATAAAATAAATAATATTGAAAATAAGACAGAAGAAACTGATTATTTTATAAAAACTGGAAATATTCTATATGATTATTACAATGAAATCGATGATGTTGCAAAAAATGAAGAATTACCACCTAAGAAAAAAGAAAAGAAAGAAAAAAAGAAAACAGATAGTCCAGAAATTGATAAAAATATTGGTGTTTTTTTTGGAATTCCACAAAACAATGATGGTAAAAGAGTATTAACAATTAATGATTTTGTCGATTCTGTAACAAATATTGATAGAGCTTCTAAATTAGATGCATATCTTTCAAAAATTGATAAATCATATGGCATTCGAGGAAAAGTTTTTAATAAAATCGATTTCTGTAAAAAATGCAAAAATACATATAATAAAGATTATGAATTAATCATAAATCACGTTGAAGGATTTATGAGTTGTATTAAATGCGGTCATATGGAATATGTAATTATTGAATCAGATAAACCAAATTATAAAGATCCTCCACCTGAAGCTACATATTTCGCGTATAAACGCACAAATCATTTAAATGAAATATTAAATCAGATTCAGGCAAAAGAATCTACTGATATTCCAGATGAAGTTTTAGAATCAGTTAGAAATGAAATCCGGAAAGAAAGAATTAAAGATTTAACTGAACTTACAAATAAAAAGGTTCGTTATTATCTGAGAAAATTGAATTTAAATAAATATTATGAGCATATCGCACATATTATTAATCGATTAAATGGATTACCTCCTCCAATTATTACGAAAGATATTGAGGATAAAATACGCATAATGTTTTCAGCTGTGAATAGTGCTTGGGGTGAAATTCCTAAAAAACCAAAGAAAAACTTTTTAAATTATAATTATGTTTTATACAAGTTTGTTGAATTACTTGATCACGATGAGTACAAAGTTTTGTTTCCATTGTTGAAAAGTCGGGACAAGATTGTTTCACACGATGTTGTTTGGAAGGAAATTTGTGAAAAACTCGGCTGGGAATTTTTGCGGACGATTTAGGATTAGGATTATAAAAGAAAACTGCTTTGATACCAGGACCGGAAAAATGCGAAACAATCTGCTCACCATTTTTGCATTGTGCAAATTGAAAAATTTGCCGACAATGTGGGCATTTACCCAGTAAAATAATTTTTGGGAAACATACATCACATATTACATGTCCACATGGTAAGATTTTCAGAGTCTTGGACACTAAAGGCTCCAAACAAACTCCACAATCCACAACTTGTTTTTCTTTGTCAAATGCAATCAGCTTTTTCAAAATATTCGTCGATTTAATTCGGAGAAACATCGATTTGATAATGCTTCCTGCCTTCAACTTTTCTAAAGCTTGAATGGCATGATTTCGTTTGATTTTGGAAACAAGCAAAGATGCTGCATTTTTTCGTATCAACATCTGACACTTCTTTCTTCCATCCATTCGGAGAAACATCGATTTGATAATGCTTCCTGCCTTCAACTTTTGCAAATATTGAATGGCATGATTTCGTTTGATTTTGGAAACAAGCAAAGATGCTGCATTTTTTCGTATCAACATCTGACACTTCTTTCTTCCATCCATTCGGAGAAACATCGATTTGATAATGCTTC